AATATAATAAAAACAGATAGTGAGACTGCTAATAAAATCCTAAGAGGATTATCGTCGAGTATGTATATGGGTCTTCCTGCTACAGCTCAAGGAGCTACAACTCCAGAACAAGTCTATGAATATCTATTGGGTGCTTATTTTGGATGGAAAGAGATGCCCTATCATAGAAGAGCAGCTGGGAAGCATCTTAATAAGATGGTTGAGCAAAGAAAGACTGACCCAGAGATTGTAAAAGGATGGGAAGATTTAGATGCCAAGACCCAGAAGTATGCGAAAGAAAAGTCTATAAAGACATTTGGGACTCGTGAAGAAAATCTTGCCATAGGTTATAAACTAGCAAAAGACCAAGGAGTTGACGTTGAACAGCAACAGGAATATGCTGAAAACTATGCTAATGAGGTCGAAGCAAGAGCAAGGGCAACTGCTGGACCAATGGCTGAAACTGATGAGAGTAAAGAGGCTGCAGAGGTTAATAAGGAAAGAACTGCCGAAACAGAGCGTGGTTCTTCTACAGTAGAGGGACAGGAAAATCTTGATACTGGCTCTGAACTTGTAGAAATACCCAGTTTTTCTTATCAAACAGAAAATTATGTTAGAAGAACCTTTGAGGACATTTATGAAAAGGCACCATCAAAGTCTCAGAAGATAGCTGAGATAGCTGGTGACCTTGAACAAACTTGGGAAAGCATGATTGAAAGGGGTAGGGTAGACAATGTAAATCCTTCAGATGATATGGTTAATTATATCAATGAGACATATGGAAGAAAGTTAGATTATAATGAGGCTATCTTCTGGAGAAGTCTTGGCAATAGAAGGCTCAAAGAAAAAAGAGTTCCTTTACTCACTTGGCATAATGGAAGAATAGACCCCATTCTTGAAGACAAATCAGGAGCTGGTCTTGTTCCTACTAATCTTGCTGGTAATAGAAAAGCTTTGTATGAAGAACCAAAGATTATAGATAAGGTTTATCAGGAAGAATCTGGGACTACTAATTCAGCTTATATGGTATTAGACCATGCGATATTCAAAGGAAATAGAGGGATTGAAGAAGTTCCATTAACTGACCTTGATAAGCATTTCCGTAGGGAACTCCAAAGAGACCCGCAAATGAAAGAACTCTCTGAGAGTGGTAATTGGGAAGATAGGCAAATGTTCTGGCAGGCAGTCGATGCAAAGAAAGCTGCCTTTAATAGGGATAATATGCTGAATATGGATGCTAAAGAAGGAGGTTTCTATTATTTCGGAGGAAGAGGAGATGCTGCTCGTCATTATTATGTAAGATATCATCCTAGGGTTGGAAATACTCCTGAAGCAGTTAATAAAAACCTTAATCTTATAAGAGATTTGTATGCTGCTAAAGGCATAATGAAGAATGGTGAAAGAATAAGCAATGCTGATTTTAATAGGATGTATAGTCGAGCAAAAGGCAATTGGATGAAAGAGTATTCAGCTGATGATGGAAAAGAATTGGCTCGTATGGGTGAGATTTTTGATAAAGCCTTTGTATCTAATATGTTTTATGAAGTCAATATGAACGGATTACAGATTAATAGAGCTGGGCTTAGTAAGGTATTGGATGTTGGTTTTATAAATGATGCTAAAGATTTAAACAAGCGTTCTCAGATATGGCTTACCACGGGTATATCCTCAAACCCTGACTTTATAAATGCAAGATTAGTCGACTCCAAAGTTCCATTGGATAGAGAAGGAAATTATAATATTAAGATAGTAGAGGACTTTGATGAGAAACTTTATAGCGATGGTGCAATTATTGGGCATCCAGATGTAATCGATGCTATGAACGCTGATTATGGTTTGCCAGATAAGGGCGGTACTGTAAAGTCCTTTATGGTTTCTCCGAATTCAAAGCATGGAGCTTTGCTTGGTAAATATATGATTCACTCAGCTCCTAAGAATGTACAGCTCTGGATGGAAAAACATAATGTTCATATGATAGTTCCAAGGTCAGCAGCGAAGCAGCTGGGTACAAGAGGCGAACTCCGAGTTAAAGATGGTAAGCCCCACAGAACTCTTGGAAGATTAACTTGGAAAGATGGTGGTATAGCCTTAGAGGGGACTAAAAAAGAAACGGATACCTATAAGGTTCATTCTTTCGACTTTAAAGGAGTCTTCTCTGAAAAGAACGATGAGCATACTCTCAGAGATGTAACTCTTCCTAAACAGATGCAGTCTAATCTAACTCCTTATACTTACAGTACTATGCAAGTTCCGGAAGGAAAAGAACGTGATGAGATAGTGGCACGAAATCGTGAAGTTATAGATGATATGTACGATACTCTTTCTGGGAGAGGTTTTGAAGGGGACGCAGAGATGAATAGGAAAGCACATTTATTAATGGCTGACCCAAAAAAGAATAACTATTTAATGGGGGAACTTGAAAAGGGGTTTGAAGATATTGGTGTTCCCACGCTTATAGAGGCTATGAAATCTCCGGGCAATGAAAGATTTGCTAATATGGCTTATAACAAGATTCAAAGGGCTAATGATTCTTTTATAGCAACTCTGGTTGAAGAAGGCGAAATGCGGTTTGAAGATGCTGACCTCTATCGGAATGAAGTTGCTGAACAGTTAAAGGTTCATGAAAAGCTTATGCAGTATAGTCCTGATAGCTTAGCTGGTATCTTTCATAAGTATGGAAGAGACTACAGAATGAACAGCACAAGGAATTATGTTGTTAAGAGGCTTACCAAGCCTAAGGTTGGTAATAGTTTCTCTTCAAGAATGCGTCCTTATGATATTGAATTACAAAATAGAACTGACCCAGAAGGGCCAACCTCTACCTTAAAAGGTGGTTTAGACCCAGTTATAAGAGATAAGGCTGCTGTTAATGTAGCAGATTTAATGTTTAAAAGAGTAACAAAAGCTAAAAAAACAGATAGGGCTGTTTTTAATGAAACAGATGTTCCTGTTAGAAATAATGTAAGTGGAACTGTTCATCTCGATAATATAATTAGTGGTGGAGGTATAGTTGGGAGAAAAGGTGTAAAGGGAGCTTATAAAGTTGAAAAAGTAATAGGTGATAAGTATAAAATATATGAAATTACTGAACCAGATATTATTAGTGGAGAAAATTTATTCTTTCTTGATGAGGGATTTAAGGATTTTGAACTTTATTCTACAGTCTGGGGTGGAAAAGGTAAACGACTTGAGGATGTCTGGAATCAATTTAATGGAGAAGGATATGGAGCTTCCCAAGAGAAAGTAAGAGAAGTATTAAGGACTGCCTTAACTCGTGTCCCTATGGACAGTATTAGCGGTTCACATATTCTGAACTTTGGAGGATTTACTGGTGTTCGTGGTTATGGAGTTTTGTTGCATCCTAGGACAATGGATGCTCTTGGTGGTGCCGACCTTGATGGTGATAAAGCCTTTGGATTCTTTGGTTCTGAAAATTATGGCTTTAAAAAAGCATGGAAAGATTTATACCATAGTAATAAGAACGAAGGAGAAGGGTTAACCTCTGACCAATTAAAGGATAAGTATCGAGAAACATTTGTTCATGGAATGGATGCTAAGGGAGAAGAATTTGGTGATGCCTTTCATCAGTATTCTCCTCATACTAGACTTAATATATCCGAAGCTGCCTTTGTTGGGAGACATAGTTTAGGCCCTACTGTTGTTAACCGTGCTACGCTTAATGCAGCATGGTCTGCTATTAGAGGAAGTAAAGATGGGTTCTTTGATTATGAAACTTCAATGAAAGGATTGACTGTTACTCCTAGTGAAGGTATTAGACCTGTCCCAGTAGATGACCCTGCAAAACCTTTAATGAGCAGTTTACCTGTTAAAGGTAATACTCCAACAATGTTTTATACTGGCGTAGGCTCTAGAGATGTTCCTAAGGAAGTAAGAAGTGAAATGGCTGCTCTTGCAAGGGAATTGGAAAAAGCAGGATATACTTTAAGAACAGGAGATGCTAAAGGTTCTGATGCTGCTTTTAGGGCTGGTGCAAGAAAAAAAGAAGTTTATAAAGCATCTGATGCTAATGACCGTGCAAGAGCAATAGCACAAGAAGTACATCCAGCATGGGGAAATTTAAAAAGTGATTACGTAAAAAACTTAATGGCTCGTAATACTTTTCAAGTATTTGGAAAGGACTTAGGATTACCTTCTGACTTTGCTGTAGTCTGGACTAAAGGAGGAGAAGAGAGTTATACACAAAGAACCTTTAAGACTGGTGGAACTGGTCAGGCTATAGAACTTGCCTCAAGAAGAGGAATACCAGTTATAAATCTTTCTAATCCTAATTGGCGTACTAAGTTAGATGCTGTGTTATCTGGTAAGACTGAAACTGAACTTCCGTCATATCAAGCTGAAGGAGCTATCAAAGTTAGAATGACTCCTTTAATGGATGCTGAGAATATGAAACTCTTTAGAGAGAAAGCAAGGGCTGCTATCAGCTTTGCGTCTGACCCTATGGATGAAGGGGGCTTAAAAAACAGGAATGTATTCTTTGATGAATTAGCTAGGCATCTTTTTAAATGGGAAGTCTACGACCCCCGTACTGGTGAGATTATTAAAGACCTTACCAATAGTTATAATAACCATACCATAGGGTCATTTAATAAAAACAGAAGAACTGGTATTGTCAAGATAATGTCTGATATCAATAGCAAACTCTATGGTAAGAATGTTATGGAGAACAGAAGGTGGCAATTTTATGAGGTACAGGAAGCTCTGAGAGCGGGAGAAAAGATTGATGCTTTTGGTAGGAATAATATGCTTTCAAAGCTTGCCCATTCTTTAAACGGGGTTGATTATTCAGATGGAATATTTAACAGAGTCAACTTTAATAAACTGTCTGAGATGTATCAATCCCATGAAGAAGCAGTTAAAAGCGACCGATTTAGATGGTTAAAAGATATTCTTGGAAGAAAGAGTATGTTTGTTAGGCAGGGATGGTTTACAGATTTTATTATTGAACATAAACTAAATACTGAAGAAGGAATGAGTAAGGCTACAAATCCTAATTTACCCGAATGGAATAAAGTTAACAAAGCTTTGCAAATAAGATATACTAAGGGTAAAGACAAGGGTAGATTTATATTCGGGATAATGAATCGTAACCAATACATGATTAAAAATATACAGGAGCCGGGTTACAGAAGGTATGTTCTTAACCATATCCTGAAACAAGCAGAAGATTTTGTAGTAAATGATATTTCTGATATAGCAAGCATGAATCTCTTAAAAAGATATGGCGATGCTATACCGAGTAAAGCCATTGTGGAAGATATTATCCTCAAAGTGGAAGAACTTAAAAGACGTAGTTATCTTATGTCAAGAAAGATGGCTGGCAGACAAAGTATAGAGGATATGAAGCTAAATCCAGAAGAGAAACAATTGCTCCGAAATATTCGAAGAGGATTAGGAGCTGAAGACGTTCCCGCTGAACAGTTATTTTCTCAGACTGAGATTGATAATCAGATTGTAGAATACAAACGGAATAAAAATTTAACTCCACAGGAGTCGGCATTTATGGATGCTTTGCTATTAGGTAGTGTTAATCGTGGTTTTCATAAGGCAATTGAACAGATTGATGCTACTCTGCCTAAAGAAGGCAGGTCTGAATTATTTGAACAGGAATATCAGAAGTTAAAGAAATTTAAGGAAAATACTACTGTCTCCAGATTAGGCTTTGCAAGTAATGCAGTCGATAGGGCTGTTCTGGCTGATTATATGAAAGAATATAAGACTCTATGGAATAAGTCTTCTGCTATAGACCCCAAAGTAAAGTCAACAGTCATTGGTGAATCAAAGGTAGCTGAAAAAGATAGGCCAATAGTTGATGAAAATGGTAACACAGTTGAGGGCTCTATTTTAGAAACTCCAGAACAGGATAAGATGACACAGCAATATCTTGATGAGGTTAAGCCTTTTGAAGGCTTGCATGATGGAGAGCTTAAAGGAGAGTCTAAAGAAGTATATTACTCTATGAAGAGTCATCTTGAGCATTACCAGAACAAAGTTGGAAAAAACTTACAGGGTATAGTAAGGGATGTTGTAGGTAAAGATTTGAATTCCATGAATCTTGAAGACTGGAGAACTATGGATAGATATTTTAAACAGGTACGGACTGGTACTTGGTATCAAAGAATGTTTGATAAAGTCTTATCAAAGTCACCAGAGATTAAGAAAAGATATCATCATATGTTTCCTGAAGCAATCAATAGGGACATGATGAGATACGAACTTGAGCTTATGGATGTTAGAAGACCCTATATTGATAAGGATGGTAATGAACAGATAGGCCCAGCTTTAAGAGCTACTGGTGTAGTAGATATGTTGCAGAGGGGTGTTTACTCTTCTCAAGAGAATGCTATTAATATTGAACAGTCAGAGAAGAAAAAACTGAAAGAAACATTGAGACCCTATGTAGACAGTATACCCGAGGGCAGAGCTTTATATAGGATGGCTGTGAGGATAAGAGAAGAAGCTGGCTTTGGTAATGAGCAGTTTGATTATGGTAAGTATCTTAAGGATGAAGCATTAAAACAGGACTGGGAGTCGTTAAAAGATAAAGAATTTGGTATAATCCTTCCTGATGGAACAAAAGATAAGATGACAGGTCGTAAAATTGTTGCTAATATAAATGATATTATTACTGAACAGAATAAAAAGGTGCATAAATGGCTTGTTGGTGATGAAGAAAAGATTAATTTTTATCTTGATATGGATGATGGTACGCATGCAGGTCTTGTAAGATTAAAGAATAGATTCTTGGAAGACTTAAGAGAAGCAGCACGTAAAAACGAACCCATGGATATAGAACTTGGTATTGATGGACTTAATAGGATTGCAAAAAGAATCTTAATCTCTCAAGTTCCTGAAGCTGGAAGGGAAGAAGCACAGAAAGCTTTAAGAGAAAATCTAAAGATAGGTGAGACTGGTGAGTTGAATCCTAATTTTTATTTTCCCCATGTGAACTTTGACCGTGGTCAAGCAAGAAAAAGACTTCTTGAAGCATTAGAGAATACTCTTGATGATAGGTCTCTTGAAAGTAGAGATAGAGAAATCAAAGTCCAGAAACTTATCCATCATTATAAGCAGATGACTGGTGACTGGGTTTCAAAAGATGAGATGGGTGACCGCTGGGATGAAATAGGTGACCATTTAAGTGCTATAGCCGATAGAAAGACTGCTTCCAAGGAATATATACAATGGTATAAGTCTGAAATGAAAGTAGGGAACCAGTATAGTCGTTCGAAAGACCCAATACCCGGATGGGATATTGACCCAGAAGCCTATGAATTTTATATGAAAAATATAAGTGACACTTTTTATCGTATTACTTCACAGATAGCATCCCGCTCATTAATTAACGATTGGTCACAGGATTTTTACTTCAGGTCTAAAAAAGACAAAAAGCTTACTAATTCATGGAGAAACTTCCTTAGGCTCTATGTTCAAGATAGTATGGGTTATCCCAGCCAAATACCAGAAAAGGTCCTTAATGACCCAAAAATGAAGCTTAAAGGCACACCCTATGCATGGTTGGCTGATAGTAATGTCTTAGACAGGGTAAATAACATAGCTTCTAAGCTTGGGGTAAGACAGAGGAATTTACCCAAAGAATTAAGAGGCTATGGTTATAAAGACCTTTCTGCTTGGACTAACCTTGAAGCAAAGTACCAACTGGCTACATTACTTGCCCATCCTAAGAGCTCAATAGCTAACTTTTATGGTGGTACTTCCATGACTATAATAAATACTGGTTGGGAGAACTTTAGGAACGCTAGAAAGATTGAATATTTATCTAATACAGTCAATCCTAAGTGGAATCGGATGCAGGATGTAGAGGACTGGGTTACATCACATGGTGTTATTGAAGAGTTTCTACGTTATGAGGCCGATATTAACCCTCAAGTTAAAGGAGAGAAATGGAATCGTTTCTTTGAGGATGCCATGGCTAAGATTAGAAAAGACCCTAATATGGATGATAGCACTCTGTATGAATTAGCTAAGAAGCATCGTTTAACTGATAAAGCATTTCAAGTAGCCGCTTCTTTTATGCGTGTTCCTGAAAGAATTTTGCGTAGAGATGCCTTTGTAGCCCACTATTTACAGGCAAAAGAGAAATTTGGGGGTGCTATAACCGATTTTAACGACCCTTTTCTAGTTGAGATGGCTAAAAAAGGCGTTAAAGCTACTCAATTTCTGTATTCAGCTCCTTTTAGACCGGCTTTTGCAAGGACTGCTCTGGGTAAGGTACTTACAAGGTTTCAATTATGGGCTTGGAATAGTGTAAGATTTAGAAATCAGGTTTTACGTGAGGCAGAAGTTAGAGGTTGGAGAGAGGGAACTCCTGAGTTTAAAAGATTCCAAAGATTAGCCACTCATGACTTCTTTGTCACTGGAATGGCAAGTATATTTATGTATTCTCTGTTTGAGAATGCTTTACCAGCTCCATGGAATTGGTTCCAAGATACAGCTGACTTGTTATATGGTGACGACAAGGAAAGAGAAAGAGCTTTCTTTGGGGCTTATCCTTATCCATTTCAGCCTTTACAAATGGCGACGCCTCCTATTGCAAGACTACTTCCTCCGCTTTTTAAAGGTATGGTCACTGATGACTATACGAAACTTTCTAATTATTATGTCTGGACTATGTTTCCATTTGGAAGACTTGCTAAGGATATAGCCGGCCCGGGCGGAGTAATAGATAATCCTGTTTATGGTGTGTCTAAGTTGACTGGTATTCCCTATATTCAGTTTGCAAAACATTTGAAGTCTGCTTTTAAACCAGAAGAAGAAGAGGAAGAAGAAAGTGCCTGATAGAGATGACCTATTTCCAGCATTAGCTGGAGGTGGCTCAGTCTTGGCAGGTGGGAGTCTGTTGAGACAGGCCATGCAAGACCCTAATTTTAAGCAGATGTCGACTGCTTCTATGCATAATTATCTCCCCGGGTTTTATAAAAAAGGTATAACTGCTGCTGGACAATATGCTAGAGTTGGTAAAGAAGGTGTAATGGGTGGTACCAACGCAATCACTCAAGGAATGAATCCAAGACAATCTTATGCTTATGCAAGTAGTGGAATTAGTAATCGTTTAGAAGGGAAAATAGCTGAAAATCATAAGAATATAGAAGCAGTAAGGCAAAAATATCTTACTGACCCTAACTATACATTTAAACAGGCTCAGCGTGATATTGCTTTTCAAGTAAAAGAATCTCATTTTAAAGCTACTAATGACTTTTCCAATGCTAGACTTTATAAAGGGGCAAGGGGACAATCCAGAGTATTGCAAGATTATGTTGGAAGAAAGGGTTCGAGGAAAGGAACAATTGCTTTTGTAGAGAATAGTTCTGCTAAACAAGTCTTATCCGAAGGTATTGCTAAGGAAGAACTTGCTTATATGAAGGATTTACAAAAAATATCTCCAAGCGAAAGAGTTGCATTCCAAAAATATGGTAGACAATCTATTCAGAATCCTTTAAGAGGAATACAATTTGACCGTAGAGTTTATAATGTTATGCAGCAACTTGCTATTTTAAGGTCAGAAGGCCAATTGACCCAATCAAGTTTATTAAGTTCTCTTGATTCAGCAGGTTTACTTGGTGACCCTAAAAAGCCTATGTTTAGACAGTTAACTAAAACAAAGATAGCTTTTAATCTTTCTCCAGTTATGAAAAGTAATTTTGACTGGGGTGGTTACAATGGCGTAGTCACTTGGGATTCAAAAAAACCAGATGTTGTAAAATTATTAGCTTCTGATAAGAGAGACCTTTTTAGAGTTCCGATGAATAGAACTTCTCTTAACTATGTAGAACCACAAACATTAAGAATATCTAAATTTGAACCTGATGTACAAAAGTTGGTAGCGGGTATAGAAGAGTCAATAGAAAAAGGTATCGCTGATAAGCCAAAAAAAATTAAAGGTACAAAAAAGAGAGCTACTCTCCTTGAACGTCGTTTGGCATACTTAAAAAGAAAAGCTCAGGGATTAAAGGGAAAATTGTTTTCTGCAGGTCAACTCTCTCAAGCTGATATGGCATTCCTCTGGGAAAGATGGGGAGGTGAAGAAGGAGTTCAGAAACTTGGGAAAAGTTATAATAGTATTATAGAGGCTCAAGAAAAGTTACTTGAGGAGAAAAATAAAGCATTTACCAGAGCTGAGACTGGTTCAAAGCATTATAAAAAGTATTTAAACAAGAGATGGTTACCCTCAAGGCTAAAACTTGGAGGTGGCGTTGGTCTGTTGGGATGGGGAGCTTTGCAATTAGCAAGTACTCTAATGGAAGATTAGGTGGAATTGATAGTCCAAGAGGATGAGGACGGAATAAAAGGTGTATATTCTATAGATGGCTGTCTCGGTCTTACCAAGTCAATGCCATTTGTTTATAAGTTTGCTCCAGTATATATAGAAAAACCGACAAGAACCTCAATTCAGTTCAGAGAGAAACACTTTGAAGACAAGATTGGAAGGTTTATAAATCACAACTGTAATCCGAATACCAGAGTTTTACCCCTGAATGGAACTGGTGATATAGTCCTAGTACCAACAAGAGCTATAGCTAAGAATGAAGAGATTACGATTGACTATAATCGTACAGAGAAAAAACTGTCACACCCATTCGAATGTGACTGTCATGGTAGGCTTATCCAAGGACTGAGTCCTGTCTAAGATAAATATTTTTAAATAAAGAGCATAGGGAGGGATTAGCCTCCCTTATTACTTGGCTCAGGTCTTTGTAGAGTTCGGCTGACTTACGGGTCTGTCACCTCCACCTAAATGCTCTTTACCGAATTTATAAAGCTTTACTAATATCATTGTATTACTTTTCATGTTCATGATTTTTAATTTTGTTGTTTTTATATTGAGTACTACAAACTAAACAATGACTTTTGTAAATAGGTGATTCACATTCACAAGGTCCACAGTATTCCCATTTATCATACCTTAGAAACCCTTGATTTACATAGTCGTAAACTAAATACTGCCCACCTTGTTTATAGAGTTTGTAGGCTTCTCTTTCATTCATATCCATTATTTTCTCTTGCACGTATTCCTTTTCATGTTCATGATTTTTAATTTTCCAGTTTAACTGTTGTATATGCATTTCATTTTTTTCAATTGCATCAATCATTTTTAGTATATCCTTTTTAAGACTTTTTATTTCATCACAAGTATTTTTGAATTCTTTCTTAATTAAATAGCCTCGACGATGAATATCGGGAACTTTAACTTTTTTAAGTTCTTCCTCTTCAATTGCATCAGCATGTTCTTTACAAAAACAACAGATATCACTATCTGGATATCCGGGTTCTAAAAATAGTGCTCCACAACAATTGGTTACTTTCATTGGTTATATCCTTTCATGGAAAGTTTAAAATATTAGGGCAGTCAGTTTGCCAACCCAGCAATTACGTGTACTTGCCAGCTTTCATCAATAGAATAATTTTGTTATTGATTCAAGTTCTACTGCCCTAAATTTATTTTTTATCTATTTTCCCAGCGAAAGCAATTTTTGATGCTAAATCTCGAAACTTTTTAGACGTTTTATTTTCACCTTCAATATATCTTGAGGCACTATAAGCATCCAGAGCTTTATATAACATTTCTACTTCGTCAGGATTAACAGGTAAAGTAATCGAAATTTCTTCATGTTCTTTAATTAATAATAATTTAGCAGAGAGATAGACACAAGCATCAAGTAACTCTTCTATACTCTCTTTAATCCAATCTCTGCCATCATCAGGTTTAAGCTCTTCTCCATATTTCTGAGCTCCGCCTTCAAGCCTGGTCTTGATTAAATCAATGATTTTTTGATTTGGAATCATTTTCTTTTTTCTCCTTGTTCATTTTATTGTCCTTTCTCGTTAGTTAATGTGACTTGAGTTTCAGAATCTGTGTGAACTTGTCCTCGAGTGTGTAGTAATCGGAGCCAAACAGTATGGCCGTATCATCGTCATATTCGTTCTTTTCCTCGCTTGGTAGAGCAACTCCTTTATCACGAAGAAAGTTTTCCAGAACGTCCAATAGCTCATTTGCTATATGGCGTTCGCTAGACATTCCATTTTCATTACTGGTGTCGATACTCATAGTCTTTTTGCCATAATTTTAGTGTTAAGTCCTTGATTCGTTTTTCGCCTTTTGTTCTGCTGTTATTTGGCGGTGTTGAATCCCATGTGACTTCTCGCGGTACAAGATAAGCGGGAGTATCCGAATATGAAATTTCCCATCTATAAACTTGATAATCTCCTATCTTTGGTATAACCATTTTTCCGTGATAATGTACTGAAACTTCAGCATTTTTGTCGATTGAAATATTCATTGACATCAGTATCTTCCTCCTTTTGCTAGTTTTCGTAAAAGATAATCTTTGACTTCCATAGATTGCTTTGAAATCCATTTTACAATCTTTAAGAAGTCCTCTTCTTTTAGAGGTCCTTTTCTACTATTACAACTTCTACAAATTAGCTGTAGATTTTCTTTAGTAGAGTCTCCTCCTTTGGATAAAGGAACGATATGGTCACAGACTATAGTATTGATTCTCAGAACTTTATCGCAATAGCGACATTCTTTTCCGTAAAACATAAGGAACAATTCCTTTAAATCTTTACTGGAAATATCAAATACAACACCATGCTCATGTGACCTCCGCTTTAAAGAACTTTTTAATGTTGAAATTTTTCTTAAAAGTTTCTTGTGTACTCTTTCCCAAAATGTTTTGTGTATTGGAAAAAGCACAAGCTTAAATCGTTCCTTTTCTATCATTCAGACATCATTTTATATTCAGCGAATTTTCGATTTGTTGACGCATCTATCATTGTCGTAGTTATCTTTAGGCCTTTTTGCCTAAGAGTATGGACAATTGCAGCCAGTCTAAATATGCCAAATCTATGTAAAGCCTCAATCGGTGTAATTGAATCTCCTCTTAGGAGTAGATTTTCAATATTTTCTTCTTGAGTCATATGCCTCTCATTTGTTCTAAACCTCATTAGTTGTCTACTCCAAGTTGTAAAGATATGCTTAACTTATAGAATCCGATACTAAATAGAACGAATCCTCCTCCTTCGTCATAAGATTGTTGAAAACCAAGTCTAATAAAAGTTAACAGGTTTATAAGGAATCCTCCTTTTACACCTATAACATTAAACCAATGGTTAAATTTTTCTTCACTCATGACCTTCTAACCCTCTTTACTTTCCTAATTTGAATTCCTTCCGGCATAGATTTACCAGCTCTATCTGCTGATATTGCTGCATTACGAGCTTTTACCCTATCAATACTCTCCTTTATTTCAACCTTTATAAAGTCTTTAGAAACAGTTGTTGTATCTACATCGACTGACCCATAAGTTTCATAAAGTTTATATCTTGCAATATCCGTTTCCCATACACCATCTGCATTACCAACTTCTTCTATTACCATAGGAAGTAAGAATTTATTTACAAAGTCTTTGAATTTTCCTATAGACCGTCTTCTCATCTTTAATCTTTCAATTTCTTCCTTTAAAGCATCAACTTCGGCATCAATAAGATGCTCTTTCCTTTTTACTTCTAGAACAACACTGTCAACCCGTTTAATTTTTATACGAACTTCTTTTTGTAGCTCAGTTTTTACTTCATCATATCTAGTAATATCATCTTTGTCTAAATGGTCTTTACTTTTTACAAGATATTCCATTCTATTTTCATTGTCAATATAGTCACCGACAATATCTCTTGTTGTTCGTTTAGCTAGCATTGGCATTTTGTCCTCCATTAGCTTTTTTTAATCGGAAAGATGGAGTCCATTCTAGATAATGGTCTTTAAATAAATCACCATCACTATTCTTGAATAGCTCCAATTTTTTAATGCTTTGTTTTGCATCCCCAGTGATTCCAAGAACTTTCCGGGATGCATTTTCTATGGCACCACTTCCTTTTCCTGCATACATGTCCATAATTTGTTCTCTTGAATAAGAACGGCTGATTTGAGAAATCTGGATTATTATTAAATCCATGTTAATAGCCATATTGCTTAAACGATGAGAAATATATCTTATGGATTCATATTCTCCACGAATGTGTTTGGGTGGTTCAACAAGGTCAATGTAATCTATGATAACAAGTCTAGGGTCAGTTTTTCGTATCATTTCAGCTATTTGTTCTACGCTGGGACTAACAGTAGTCACATTAATATGATTTAGTTCAGTCTTATGAAATTGCCACAACTCTTTCCAGTATTTCATTATATCTTTTTTAGATTTGTCACTCAATATCTGAAGATGTCTCCGATGCATATACCATTCTGATAACTCAAGAGATAGGAACAGGGTTGGAATCTGTAATGTTGGGTCTATAATATCATTTTTAACATCATATCCCAACGCTATATTTTGAGCCAGAGTAGTCTTTGAAGAACCTGTTGCTCCAAAAATTGTTACTAGTTCGCCTGGATATATATCACAATCTATACTCTCTGGTAATCCAAGTAGTTTAGTTAACTGAACAGTTCTTCCTGAAAAGTTAGTTTCCATTCTTTGCTCTAAAGACTTTTGTAAATCAACTGCTTGTAAAACATCAATAGTATAGTCTTTGTTTTTATAATAGACACACTTTGGATTACAATTAGCAGCCATGATAACATCATTACATTTGTATACATAGCCTCTGTTGTAAGTATCCTCTATCTTTTTTAGAACAAGCTGTTCATCTAAAGCTTTGTTATTCCAATGCAAGATTGCAGCTTTAGCAGCGTCTGATGTTAAACCAGACTTTCTATAGTGGGCTGCTAGCCTTAAAATAGTATTATTTCTAGAACCCTGTACCGGGCCAAGCTTATAGACAGTTTGCATACATGTAACATACTTTGAAGGTTCAGTTACACTTGCTAAAGTTCTAATATCAGGAACGTCAGTTTTTATATACTCTTCGAGTTCACCCTCTCCACCTTTCTCTTCCCAATCAGGGCTTTTACCATTTAACCAGCTTGTCTGAATCCTATTTTTAGCTACTTTATGAATATATTCTACATCTTTTCCAAAAAGCTCTTGTCTTTCAAGAGGGATTTTATATAAACCAGTTTTTTGATTAAGACTTGCATCGCATCTAAGCATCGCTGTTCTCATATAGACCGAGGGGTCGATATAATCGAACATTTTTCTCATTGTTTCTTTTACTATATAAGGAAGATTTCTATTTTTCTCAAAACCGAAAACATCATTATGAATCATTACATGATAACCGGTTCCACTAAAATATATACAATAATTACTCTCTTTAGCTCCGTATTCCTCTAATTCATAGATAAATCCTCTTGTTGTATCCAGAGTAAATTCATCCGTATTCTGTCCCTTGTCAATATCGACAGGAATCCAGTCTATTCCTCTTATCCCAAGAAAATCCTTGAGACTCCCCTTGATTTTTCTATAATCCATAGCATCTTCATAATAAAGATAGGTGCTACGGTATACAGCTTGCTTTTCACCCTCATTGTAAATCAAATCGGGTAAAGTATCAAGGGGAATCAGCAGCCCTCGTTTCCGGGGACTGCCGACCGCCACCTCAATATACACAGACTAACCTATCAAAAGGGTACTGACGGATTCGTGGAGGAAAGGGTGTTCCCCTCTTGAGCAGTTTCGCCCGTGTATTCTTTTAGGATGTTTTTCTGCCGTAGGAAGGCTACATAGGACTTTAAGTCAGTTATCCCTTTGGTCGTATTCATAACGATTTTGGGACAAACTCTGGTGTATGCCTTTCCTTTGTCGGCAATCCATTCCTTATATACATATATATGATATGGATATGTTTCACTGTTTAATGCGTCGTCTTTTAGGTGGTTTTCGTTTAGATAATCGTCTATTTTTGGGATGATTATACCATCAGCATCTTCCCATTCACCCTTTACATTGGGACCACCCTTGAAACCAATAGCGTCGAATACATAATATATTCTATTTAACAAAGAGCAACTTTTAATGTTACCATTGTCTTCTCTATCATAGGTTCCTTTGAGAGAATAGTTTACTGGGTATTGGCTGACTGGTACTCTAAAAACAACATCTATAAAAATGTCTGCCCAATCGAATTCGTCCGAACGGTCAACATATTCAACTATTTGACCTTCCATGAAACCTCCGAATTGGCTTCCACTACTGTTAGATGTTGCACTCGGTCTAAACCTTGGCATTAGATTTCTCCTTTTCATAGGTTGAGATTTGTTCTTTAATTGACTCATAGCTAAGTTCTAATGTTTTCTGTGCAAGAGGTTTTAACCTACTGCCTACAGTTCTTTCATCATAAGCTTGAAAAGATATATAATATCCTTTGCTATCTTTATCTGCAGTACAATAACCAATTACATCAGCTTTTGCAGTAAGAGCATAGGCTAATCCTCTTGGCAAATCAGGAGAAAGTTGAACTTTACTATCCTGAATTTGAGTACTTTTAGAATGACTTATTAATATTAAGGCTGCTCCTTTACTTTTTAAGAAACTTTGAAATCTTTTAACAATATCAATATTCCTGCGTCTTGCTTTACCCCAGTCTGCACCCCATTGTCCCTCACCCATAGCATCAATATTTAATTCTTTTGTTACTTCCTTTTCAATCCATCCATTTACTTCGTCAATCGTATCAATTACTACGGTATCATACTTCAGTTTATCCCAATCATCGTGAAGCCACATAAAGATTTCTTGTAAAGAATAGACTTCCATTGGTTTCCCTTTGTTTTTACCTATTCTATGATAGAAACCACGTTTTTCTGGCGATACGATTTTGGTTTGGGGTTGACCTTTTTTATTATATACCTGTTCACCTTTTTCTAATACATTTTCTTCTGGCGGGTTTAGACTTGCGACAGTTACTGTATTAGCTCCGTCTACAAAGTCTACGCCTAGGTCAGTATCTAATAATAAGACACCTTTTTGACCTTGTTCACTCCACCCACTGGCAGCAGTAGTTTTACCCGTTTTAGGTTGACCGATAAAGTACCAAGTCAACCCTCCGGGCATTACTGACCAATCTGTAGAGATATTACGGACTTTTATATCCATTTATACTCCATTCATTATATGTTTTTACTAAATTATCTTTTTCAAGATTTAACGGCAATAGACCAGCCCAAATATAAGAATAATAGGGCTTATTCGCAACACAATTGAACACTTGATTCACTCCTAATCCACCTATAATACTGCTAGCAAATATCGTATGTTTCATTGTACACGGAGCTGGTTCAATCTGGCTATCTGGAACCCAATGACTCTCATATATCTCGTCAAAGTTTTTATTTTCGTGATTTATGAATCCACCGGGTCTATGAGTAATAGTAATCATTTCTAAACTTAAGGCACTCATTCTTAAATCAATGAAGAATCGATTAGATTTTTCTACTGGATGGTCTGCATTAACCCATGTTTCATAAGCTTCCATTCTTGTATCCATATTATCTAGACAAGTTATTACTTTAGGACCTATTCCTTCTTTGGAACTCCATTTACCATCTCCACATATGAACTTCGTCTGAGCCGCTGAATGACCAATTACTATCTCATGAGCTGTCTTAACTTTAGGAAGACCAACAAAACGAGTTGGATAAGTTGTGCTGCTTAAATTATGTGTTTCTAATTTATCATCATCCCAACCTATTATCTTATCCCAACCCATTATGGCTAAAAGGGTGACAACAGTAGAACCGATGCCACCCAAACCTATAACAGTAATCTCATCCAATAGATTTTGATTAATTAAATCCTTATTTCTAAGGAATCTGTTTTCTAGAGAAGCCATTCTAATACCTATATCCTGTTCTGCCATATGTTGTTCCACCAAAGATAGCGTATGGATTTTTAATTCCAATCTTTTCCATTTCATCCGTCATCATGTGATAGTTCATGGTATTTTGAGGATTTTTGAATTTACTCCACAAATCCTTGCCCTGCTGCAGAACATCATCTTCATAAATGATTTGGTTTTCCCAGTCAAATACTTCTTGATGTCCATAACCATATCCGGTTCGTGCTGGAACATAAGTAGTAGTCTTAACCTGTTTCTTTATTTCCTCTGCAATCTCAACCCATTCTTCAGGAGCATCAGGTATACCAGTCATTTCAACATCACCTTTAAATACTTGGTGATTTTTATACTGGTCAAGATAAGAGAATGCAAATGCAAACTGTTTATCAGCTTTAGTAGAAACTACCAAGCTAGGATAAAATCCTTTCTCCGGTGCCATTTCTTTTAAAGTATCCGTATCCGTTCCTGAAAAGAACGCTCCCATTGAATGATGAGAATGCAATAACCCTATGTAACATTTCTTTAGCTTAATATTTTCTTTGTATTTCTTTTTAAGTATCTTTGCAAAATCATCCGAATCCCATTCGGTACTAGCTGTATCACCCAAATCTAATGGGTGAAAATCAATAAGCTGAAAATCTAATGGGAAATTATCATCATCGGATTCTAATGTTAGATACCATGCTGGTCCAGACCATTCTTTAGTTGGAAATGCTCTGAGGAAATAGTTCACTTTGTCCAGCAGAGCTTGTGTAATTTGTAAGTTCATCAGAGAACTCCTTTGTTAGGTTTGTTAGTCTATCAATTTCCCGTTCATATGATTGTTTAATCCAGCCATCCAGAAAACGCTCAAAATACTTGTAATCATTCAGCATTTTTAGGATATGTGCATTATAATAATCATCTTTTTCCCACGGGTAATCTTCTTCGAATGTACGTTTATCAAATTCTTCAGGAGAACAAGACCTAAAATTCTTTAAATATATTTCATTTATTTTATCAACATTTCCTTGAGTACCAGAAGATAACTTTTCTGCAATAATACGATAATTTACATCACTCGATTGGAACTCCATAATCTCCATCCAATGAATAATATCTAAGTCATGATTTATATAATTCCTTATACAGCTTTTTGTTCTTTGTATCAAATCCGTAAATGAAAACCTTAAGTTAAGATTAGAGTAGCAATTTGAAAGAGGAAGTCTATTTTCTTTCAATGACCAATCGTTATTTTGTAGCCTCCAAATTTTTCCATAACCAATCTCATCTAACAATTTACCCGAAGGTTTATGTACTTCTGTATTATTTACTTTGATACCATGAATTTCATTCAAAATATCCATAGCTCTTTTGTCATTTATTTTCCTCAAAATTAAGTAATCCTGATATTTAGCAAAGAATGTATCCGTATAAAATCCTGTTTCATGTTTCATTTGCATAGCTAATCGTGAGACATTATGATTCCAGTCTTCTAGACGTATTCTAGACCAATTTATATTCAGATACATAGAATCTATAACATCCCAATGAGCATTTCTTCTTCCTTTGAAAATAGGAAATCGATAGGTATGCCTATATTGACGATTTATATTCCAGAATGGACTATTTATTGTCCAAGTGGAGAGATATCCTTTTAAATCTTTCATAAAAACTTGAGCAAAACCATATTCACTGTCTCTATTTAATCTTGATTGCCATCCGCCTAGACATGGTTCACCATTGGAAATATGAGGATGAATAGCGTCTATTAAATTACAATGTTTACTTTTAACTGCTTTATTCCTACATAACCACTTGACTTTTTGTGTTATACTAGTCACTTCAGTTTCAAAGAAATGATTATCCTCTGGATTAAGCTGATAAAAGTTACCTGTCGGTGTTCTTCTCGAATAAGTTCCTCCGGGCCACATATAGGTTGGCCATATCTTTACTCTGTGTGAACCTCGAATACTAACATTATCAAATCTTACAGCAAATCGACTCTCAAGAAGATTATTCTTTTGAACTATTATAGGATGTAGACTAGAAAGATACCAGTATACCTCATCTATCCCTTTTAGAAAATCCTCCGCTAAATGATAACCATAACAAGTTTCATAATATTTCTTATTTATCATAGCAGTACCCGCATCATCATCAAACATGGGCAATTCTAAAGCTATCTTTTCATAGGCATACTCAATATAATCAGCCCTGAATGATAGTTTACTATTTTTTCCAGATATGTTCCATGGATTCCAGAATGCTCTATAATACTTTTTCATTAAACAGATAAATCCTGATACAATAAAAATGTTATCTTTTTCTTTATCAGTTAATTCCTTTGAAGATTTAGCAAATTCTTTTTGCCACTCTAATAAAGGAGGCTTTGGAATAAATTTAATATAATCCTCAAAACTCAGTTCATTCATGGCATCTATGACAGTCTGTTTATTACCGTGTATATCTTTGTTAGTGTCCATACTGTTCTCCTTATGGTTGTTTTAGATTGATTTTGCAACGAGACAGGGGGCTTTCGCCCCCTTATCAAGTTTCACTGCCGAAGTAGCTTAGCTACCAGACTCGACCTTGGCTTTCTGAAAAGAAACCAAGTCACCATCACGAAGAGTGTGATTAGCTGATACCGCAGATTCATCTACATAAATCTTGGTATTTTCCAATCCCATTCCCATGGTTGCGGCGATTTGAGCCGGTGTATCTGCTTCAGCTTCCTGAGGGATACCTCCGTTAGTGAACGATATCACACTGACTTTTGCCATAATATAGTCCTCCTATGCTGGCTGGTTAACAAATAAAGTAAGCAAGTATTTGTCTACTTTGTGTGAAGTTTCAGGTCTTAAAGAATGTTTAGTCGGTTCAATTACATACTCAACCGACCCATCTCTATTCCTGCTTTCTAATTTACTTTTTATAAATTCTGCTGCCTTTTCAGTAGCATAGATTCCTAGTAGCCTTTCACTGTGCGTTCGCGGGTGGATTATCACTATTTGATAGTTCATTACTAGAACCTCCTTTAGCCCGCATAACATCATTCATTTTGTCTCCAAGATTTTTTAGCTCGTTATTAGTTTTTACTGCTTTGTTTCTCCACCAATTTAACTTACGGTAGACTCCTCTGAATCTGAATAGAATCAGAAGTTGCAGTAATATTACACCAGCCATCATCATGAATAATCCAATATGTATGAATGTTTCAGTCATGTTTTACTCCTTTGCTATTTATATTTATTTCAAAATCCTCATCCCAATCCCATACTTTTAAATCATAAAAAGCACTCAAATCATCCGGGTCCATACTGTCTTTAGCTTGAGTATTTTTATAATTCAACAAGTTTACTGCCTCTTTAGTTGTCATTTTAGACATTGCATCAAGAGTCACGCCAAAATCTTTTAGTTTCTGGTGTATTTCTGACAGTTTAGGACCAGACATTACCGGATTCTCCAAATACGCATGACTCTATAGAGTCCTTTAGTAGTATCTTCTAAACGAATTGTACGCATAGTGAACTTTTTATTTTTACTTATTGTGGAATTCCAGCTACCGAGTGTCACTGTTTTTTGAGCAGCATAAACAGCATTGACTAATCCAGCATAGGTATAAACATTACGTTTACCCCTTCGACCCTTTTTCTGCAATAGAGTGAGTTCTACTGAATCACCTATTTCTAACTTATTCAAGAACGCATACTTAGTTTCACTGGTTTTCATTCGGTGGTGTTTGTTAGGAATCGGAACGTTTTTCTCTATTACGATTGGTTCTATTTGGTCCATTATGAACCTCCTTTTGTTTGTTATTAAGAAATTATTGGGAATTGAAGGTGCTTTTCGGATTTGCTTGCTCGCGACCCTAAAAAGGCTTGAAGGCTTACATTGAGGGCGACTCTGAAGGCTAATGCACTTACGTTTACCTACAACTTTTGGATTTGCTAATTGTATATAGACTTCTCGCTTCACAATTCCCAAATTAAAGATTCCCAACTTGAATGTCGTAGTGGCTGGGAGTCACTACTCGGAGGATACGCTTGCCGAGTTCTTCCTTGGAGACATTGCTTATCCACTTGCTCCGCTTAGGAGGTAAAGTCTAAAAAAGTACGGGGGAAATGCATATATAGCTATTTTAACAGAAAGGAACACATCCCCCCGCTTACACCCACACTAAACTTGGAGTCCTATTATATTTGCAAACTTATAAAAAGGAGTTAAATGACCAACCCAATATCGTATTGGCTGATATTAGGTTGATTTGGAAAATTTTATGGGTGGATGCATAGCGTCAAACTACACCCTTTATGCCTTTAGCACGCTATGGCACCCATAAAAAGATTGAGAGAGACCACGCTTGCCTGTCCGCCAAGTATGACAGGTTTCATTACCATTCGTATAGTACTGTCTAAGCAGCACGTATGGTGGGGCTAATATCTAACGGATGGTGGTTTTAGCCGTCAACTCTCTCAAATCTTTAAACTGAGCTGTGGTTGCTATCCACGTACCTTTAATGAGCCTTACTCAATCATCTGAGGTCTTTGCTCGGTTTAAAGATTATTAAATTTTCAGAATGATAGCCGGTTATCCTGCCAAGGCATTGGGTAGGCTTAGATGGCAAGAGCGAGGCGGTTTTATTCCTGCAAACTTCAACCATTCTGAAATTAAGTTTTTAAGGAGGAAAAGGCATTAAGTAGGGTTAGGCTTATATTCCCTCCTATCTTTCATTTATTTAATTAACCCTGAATCTCTATTTCACCCGAATAGAACTTCTGGTCTTTATTCATATACTTTATACGAACATGTTCCAGTTCAAGCACAGGACTACCATTCTCCATCCAGATAGCTGAAATGCAATCAGGATATTTCCGGGTAAACTCCTTAATGCTTAGATTATTTAATCGATAAATGTTATCGTGTTTGGGCTTTTTCTTGGTTGAACGAGACTTCTTAGGTCTTATTTTATTATCCATTACTTATTCCTCTCTCTGTTAATTCTCATCTGATTTCCAATCCTTTAGGCTAATGATAAAGCCAATCGAATAAATCCCAATGATAATTGCAACAAATATGACTGTTGATATGTACATATCAACGAGTGAACTTACAATTACTTCCATTTTTACTCACTCCTTTCTTTTTCTAATATTATATACTGAATGTGAATGCATATGAATATAATAGCCATTATCAATACAAATATTATCATGTCTGCATAGTGATGGATAAATTCTAACATAATGCAAGTCCTTTCCTAGTTGATTAGATTAAAAATATAAGAAGGTCAAAGATGACCTCAAGCCTTACTGTACCAGATTGCATACAGTTGACTTTTGGTCATCTTATTAAACCTACTTCTAGGCAGTTTGAAATATTGAGATGCCCAGTTTACTAACTGCCATTTATAGTAATGGGGACATCTGTGTGAGTGGGAATTCATTTTATAGTTTTTTCCCTTTCTTGAGATTATAATTTACCAATCATTCGCAGATACCTTAACCGTGCCTGCGTCATTGTGTTCGCTTTAACGTGTACTGTTGAACCGTAACTCGTCAAAAAGAAGTAATTGTTACCGATTTTCGATACAAACATAAACCGTTTACCATTTCCTTCTGTACCTATCCAAGGTTGGTACTTAACCCTTTTAAAGAATTGGGGACAGATTCTT